GGAAAGACCCTGAGACTTTCGGTAGACGTCGATTGAGACTACGTCGGAACAAAGAGTAGAACCGAGCTTTGAGTCGGGATGCAGCATGAAGCCCGTCTTGTAAAGCTCAGCGCACTTCAATGCCCGGACAAGGTGGTAGTCGAGTTTCTCCTTTTCTATCTGCTGCTGCTGTGCTGCCAGCTTTCGCCGCACCATGGCCTTGCACATTTCGGTGATTGACCCATCTAGCGGGACGTTGATGCTCAGCTGCATGCCGAAGTTCTGCGCACGGGTGTAGTCCTCTGACGGGATTGGATCAGCGTGCGCCTCTAGGTGAAACGGTGTCATCACCAGCGTGGGTCCGTTGCAGCTGACGTTGCCGCCAAAGTGCTGCCGGCTGGGCGCACCATTGTTGTTGAACTGGACGGACTGGTTCGTGTTGTTGCTTGTGGCTTGGGCCCTGGGCGCTGAGTTGTTAGTCGTTTCAGCTGCAGCAGGTGCCGCAAGCATCACTGCGAGAACACACTGAGCGACGTAGTAGTGGAGTCGGTTTCGATTGTGCGGTCGATGTCGATCTGCTCGATCAATGTGTCGGCGTCCCGAGTCGTGTACTCGAAGGAGAACGCATCGCCATCTGTGTGTACGTCCCATGTTGTGCTGCCGCCAGTAATGTCGGCTGCGCTGGGCGTCACGTTTTCCCCAGACCATGAGGACATTTCTGAGCCGTAGATTTTTTGGACGATCGTCTCCTCGACTGTTTGCGTCGTGGTGGTCGTGCTTTGCATGCTGCCAGTCGACCACGTCGGTGTGACTGTGTTGGCCAGCGCTGGAGCAGGCGCTAAGGCTGCGATCAGTAGCCATTGGAGCTTCATGGCTTCGGGGCAGGCGTGGTCTTGCTTACGTCTAGCTTATTGCTGTCATCTTTTTTGCCGTTGGTTTTGCCAACGCTGACCCCATAAGAGCTAAGCACCGCTGTAAGCATCGAGGCGGCGAATGTGGGATCCATAGCTTTGACCTGGCCCAGGTAGCTGAGACTGAGGCACGCCAAAGACCAAGCGAGAACGATGATGCGGATTAGGTCAGACAAGATGCCACCGTTGTGCTCGGTGTCGTTGTTTGCCATTGCAGAGCAGCGCTACCGTTAAAGGGTAACGAGAGCATCAACCCATGCTTCTGTTAATTAGGCCGATCCTTTTTGCGTTCCTCAAAAGCGACAGCGTTAAAAAGTTGATTATTGACCTCTTGATGGCCGCGGCTAAGACCACGGATAATGACGTCGATGACCGCCTGGTCGCTACGGTGAGCACGGCGCTACTAAAGAAGACCTGACATGTGCGGCGCGATGCAGGGCCAAGGCCAGCCTGAGATGCAACAGCCCAAAGATTCGATGCTTATCGCCGGCATCCCGCCTGGCGGCATGATGGGCTTTACGGAAGACGAGCTGTATCGCCGCAAGGCCCTGCAGGACATCATCAACACGCCTGGCTACGACAAGAAAACTGTCACTGAGGCCCAGCGACAGTGGATCTTGATGCAGAAAGGGCGCGTCTAGCGCTTTTTCTTAGCGGTCTTGGCGCTATCGCGGAAAGCCTTGGCAGTAGGTGCACCTTTGCTGCCGGGCTTGCGCATGGTTTCGCCAGATCCGCGCTTAATCCTTTCCCGCTTTCGGTGGATGTTGATATAGAGACCGTCTTTAGCTGCCATCAGTAGCCCTTCTTCTTGCCGGTGCCTTTGCCCTTACCTTTTTTGTGTGCCATGGCGCAGTTAGCAACAGAACAAGCGTAGCTTTACTCGCAACCCGTAGGCGGACAAGCCGGATACTTTTGGGCCGCGGCGTATGTCTCCACAAATTCCTCTAACGCCACGGTCGGAACGTACCGTTCGAGGATTGTGAACGCTGCAATTTGATGTGGCAGGTCTTCGTAGACCTTTGCAGCCTCAATCAACTTGCTGTGCATGGCTCAACGCTGGGATCGCGTGGAAAGACCTGCACTCGTTTTACCTGAAACGGCAGGGTTTCCCAGACGTCTGTCATGCAAGCCACTTCCCAAGCCGCCTCGGCGCTATTCGCGGAGACAATTGTCTGAAACGCGGTGTAGTCCTGTTCGTTGCCCAGGTGCATAAACGCACCGGGAAGACGAACAACCCAGGCTCGCGGTTTATCGCAAAGCTTTTTGTCCTGTGACCATCCAGACGTCATTGCCTGCGTTCCTGCCAGCCTTTTCAAGTGGTAGCCCAAGGACTTGAGCATCGAGCGCACCCTCGATATTTCCTTTATAGGCCTCCAACTCCAAGTCCCAAAGCTCTGCACGGCGTTCCTTAATAGCTCGGTCCTCATCAATGGCCAGTGACTCATTCCAATACTGGACTGCGCCAGCGACTGCGTCTAGACGGTCGTCATGCGCCAGGCTCTGGCGGTCAACTGTGATGTGTGTCAGCTGATGGAACAACTGATAGGACAGCGACGTCTCATCTGACACGCCATCACGCGACTTTGCGTCGTTCTCAATAACGGATCGGTTGACGATCAGCCGGTGCTGGTTGAGCACAGGCTCCAGGGCGTTGATGATGCGCCGCTCCTTCTGCACATTGCTGCGTGTCGGCTCGATTTCGCACGGGTGGTGCACCCGCAGATACGGCTGCAGAAGGCTCTGGAGCATGCCCTGGCCAAACTGGTCCTCCAACTGGATCAAGTTGACCTTGTGGCGCTTTGCAGCCTTTGCCAGGCCCTCTAGGACGGCTTCTGTGTAGCCCTCTGCATACGCTCCGCACTCCAACAGGAACAAGTTGCCGTTTAAGTGGGCGACGATTGCGTAGGCCGTCTCGTCAGCACCGCGGCCTGACGGGTCAATGTGCATGACGCAACCACTAAATGGCAGCCAGTCGCCCGTAATAAACGCTGGCCGGTGGTAGTAGTCGCCGCTAAACCCAACAGCAGGTAGCTCCGGGATCCTGTATTCCGCGCCACTGGACCACACCAGCTTCTCCGGCGCATGATCTTTGAGTTCCAGGACCATCAAGTCACCCACCTTGAGTGGGTATCGCTGCATGTCGCTGAGAGTGGTGTCGAGCTGGAACTGCAACGCGAATTGGCTCCGCCCGTACGAGGCCTCCCGCTCAACCAGATCTATTTCGGAGAAGCGTCGCGGGTCTGTCGGCTGGCCGGAACTGTCGACGACGTTCTCACTGATGAATGGGGCCAGGCTGTCGCCGTACCGCTCTGGGTGTGCTGGATACCTGGCTGGCCATATCCGGCACTCATAGCCCCGTAGCCGCAGCTTGTTGTAAAGCGACTCCTCCGTCTGCGGCGTGCCCAGGAAAATAATGTCGCCCCCTGGCTTCAGGATGGCGTTGAACTCACCGACAGACGCCAGCAGCTTCTCGCGCATGCCGACAGTCCAGCTGGTGTTCGGAACCTCCGCGTCATCGCAGACCAAGGTGTCGGCCCTGCTACCGGTCAGTTGACCAAAGATCCCAACAGATTTCAGTGACGGGCTCTGGTCAGGGATGGCTGGCCGTACGTCAAACCTGTTGCCTGCACTTCTTTGCTCATCCCGATCCGGATCCAGACACTGCAGCAGCGGCATCTCCCGGATCAACCGCAAACAAAACTGCGAAAAGTCATCTGCCCGCGTCTTTGACGCCGACACCACCATGATTTTCTTCTGCGGGTCGTTCCTCAGCAGCCACAACACATAGGCCGCGGCCATCCAGCTCTTACCAACACCACGGAACGCCTCAACGATCCGCCTGTTGCTGCCGTGCTGCATGTAGTACGCAATATCTAGCTGCACTGGCGTTGGATCTGGCAGCTGCAACTGCCGCCACACCAACACCAAGAAGTACCTGAAGTCCTGATTGAACGGTTCCGGCAGCTCAGCCCAGCTCTGCTGCTTCTTTGCCATCAACCAACAGACCGTTTGAACTGCACGACGTTCTCAATGTCCGGCAACTGCGCCGCCAAGTCCCCAAATGGCGTCCCTTCCACCGGCTGTGCACTCACCTGGTTGTCTTTCAAAAACTGACGCAACACATTCAGCTCACTAACGCTGATCGTTCCGTCATCAAGCTTGTACTTCAGATGCACTGCTAGCCCCTCGTGCAAATCAGCAAGGGTGTCATTGATGTCTCTCATCTAACCCTTGCGATTTACAGAGAAATCCTACCCACCACAGGAGGATTCCTCACCTAACGATCCCTCGGGGGTGGGACTTCGTCGGGTTGCCAACAACATAACAACTGAAAACCCTTGCTGTCACTAGCTGTCCACATAAGAAGAACACCAAGTAGCCCCCTCTATAGGAGTCCTTAGGTGTACTTAGGGTTACCTTGGGTCTCATTTGGTGGCAGTGGGAGGCCGAAAAATGGCACAAAAATGTGAGGGGTTTACGTAGGGGGCCAGCAGCTGTCTACCCCCCTCTGGGGTCCACGAATTGGTTGCCAACTGGGCCGGGTGTCGCTTACAGTGACACCAGGCGGACCACCGCGGCGCTGTCGCGGCTGGCCTGCCTGCCTGCTGGCTGTCTGCTTCCGTAGCCGCCCAGCAATACAAACAGCACCCACCACCATGTCTGTTCGTTTCATCTACACCCGCAAGCGCGCCCTGGCGGCTCTTGCTGACCACGCCTTCCGGGAGACCATGCGCACCGACGGCCAGGACCTGGCGACCGCGACGGCCTACGACGTCAAGCGGTTCTACCAACGCCAGACCAACGCAGTCATCAATGGCGCGATCGCTGACATCAAGCACGGCGGCATCGAGACGCTGTGCACCGTCATCGAGAGCTGACCATGGCCAGAGACCGCGACCAGCTGGACACAGCCCTCGCCCGGTTTGCTCGTTACTACATGAGCAACGACGACCACGAGGGTCTGGCTTCTGACCTCCTGCTCATCCTTCAGGAGTTCATCCCCGACGATCTGGACGCCATCAGCTCACGGCTTGCATGGCGCCTGGACGACGAGTTGGCCGACATTGAGGCCATCGACGCCGAGGACGAAGCCGACGCATGACGTCAGCACTGAGCCCATCCGTGGGCTCTCTGCTGCCCTCAGCAGCAACCCACCACAACCCGGAGCCAATCCATGGCCACTCTCGACCTAGACCAGATCGGGATGCTTACTCAGTCCCGCATCATCTACGGCGTCGACATGACACCAGAGGAGATGCGGAAGCTAGATAAGTGGCAACGCGAAGCCGACGGCTGGACCATCGAGCTGTGCAGCACCAACACCACGGAGCAGCAGCCCGGCATCTGGCCAGCCTTCCACTTCTGGAAGGGCCCAGGGCACCACGGCGAACCGCCGACCGTGTCCGACTTGATCCACTCAGTCGCCAGCGACTGCAACTACCTAGCCAGCGAGCCAGACCAGCTGACCTACGAGGTCGGCAAGCGCATCGAGCACAACGAACGCAAGATGCGCAAGCTGTTTGGCCACCAGCTGTGGGAACGGATCAAGGCCTACAGCGAGGAAGAGATAGAGGAGGCCTTCGGGCCCTTCTCCTGACGGCAACCCGGAGCCCTACGGGGCTCCCTGGTGCCCTCACCGCACCAACCCACCACACCCCGGAGTTTTTCCCATGTCCATGGTTCAACAACTGCAGCAGGCCACGGCTAGCGGCAGCATCAGCAGCTACTCAGCTGTGATGGACGAAATCAGCGGCTGGAGCTGTAAGCAGGTGCCCGGCGGCATCGCTTGGCTTGAGCCCTGCGGCGACCAGTCGGGCGACTTGTTCGAGTCGTTCGAGGACCTGGTCGGCGAGACCTACGACACGCTTGAGCGTGGCGCCGAAGTTATTGACGAGGCCATCTACTCATGAACCTCACAGATTTGCAGCTTGAAACGCTCAAAGCGTCTGCTCGGGCTGATGCCCGCAGCGATGCCCAGATGCTTAGCTTTTTGCTGGCTGAAGGGCTGCGCTTCTACTGGCAAAGCCGTGAGGTTTGCTGGGGTTCTGGCTTTGATTACGACAAGGCCGCTGATGCTTTGGAAGCACAAGCCATTAGCGAATTAGAAGCATGAGCCTCCGCACCTACCTCCTGCTCCTGCTGTATGCGTCAGCCGCGGCCGCCATCGGTGCGGCCTGGCTGATCGCCAAGTACGACCCAACCGCACGCCATGGCGAAGTCATGGAACAGATCGAGCGTCGCAACACTGAGTTGCAGCGCCAGATCGACCAGCTCTGACACCGCTATGAGTGGACGAATGATCCTCGGGCTGGGCCTCGCCCAGCTCCTGGCCGCCCTTGCCATTGCCAATGCCTGCAGCAGCGCCCCGATTCATGACCATCCCGACCGACTACGAGATCCACACGATGTTTCGCGAGTGGTACAAAGCCACGACCAGCCATGACCCCAATTCGCAACAGACCGCCCTCTACACGCAGTTCGCTCGTGCCGTCCTCAACAAAGCCACCAGCCCCATTGACGACACACGATTTGGGGGCACTGACTGAGATGCACGAGCTGAGCAGCAAGAAGCCCGAGCGCAAGCATGCCAACAGCACCGGCGAGGTGCTTTGGTATGGCCCCTGCAGCGGGTTCTGGGTTGGCGCCTGGAACCTGCCCAGCCTGGGCTACACCCACTGGATGATGCTGCCTGACGCACCTGAGAAGGTGCTGACCCAGGCAGAGCAAGCGGAGCTGGACTTCAGCCGCTGGCTGCAGGCCACCATGCCCACGCTCGCAAGCAACGAGCTGGACGCAGGCGACGCAGCACTGCGGCAGCGCTTGCGTGATGCGTTCATGCAGGGGGCCCTGTCATGACGTGGACCGTGGGCCAGGGCGTGGACTTCACGCTCGAACACAGAGAGCGGGCCACCAAGCAGGACCGCAGCCAGTTGCTGGAGGTTGCCCGGTTCTTTGGCAGCGGCAAGCTGCTGGACAACATCGCCACCGCTGACGTCGACCGCTTCGTCAAGCACTGCAAGGCCAAGGGCAACAAGAACAGCACGATCAAGCGCAAGCTGAACATGCTGTCGGCTGTCTACCGAGACGCCATGCGGAGGGGTGGTTGCAGCCACAAGCCGTTTCTGCCAGCCCTCCGACTTGCTCCAGGACGCACCCGATACCTGACTGAGGCAGAGGAGCAGGCCATGCTGGCCGGCTTGCTGCAGCGTGGCGGGCCCGGCGTGCATGACGTCATTGTCACCCTGCTCGACACCGGCATGCGCAAGGGCGAGGTGCTGGCACTGCGCCCGTGTGACTGCAACCTCAGCACCAACATGCTGGAGGTATGGGAGAACAAGGGCGACCTGCCCCGCTCCGTGCCCATGACCCGGCGTGTTGCAGAGCTGGTGGCCCGCCGCATGCACGGCCCGACCCTGTTCCATGACGTGCCTGCCTGGAAGGTGGGCGAGGCGTGGCGCCAGGTGCGGGACGACCTCGGCCTGTCGGACGACAAGCAGCTGGTGCCCCATGCCTGCCGGCACACGTGCGCTTCACGTCTGGTGCAGCGTGGCGCCTCGCTGTACGCAGTTCAGAAGGTGCTAGGCCACAGCAACATCAAAGTGACCGAGCGCTACAGCCACCTCAACCCGGAGGTTTTGACCAACACCATCGCTTTGCT